TTCTCACCGCTTGCAATCTCTTCAAGCGTTTTGCCTTGCATGATAGGATAAATCCTGTTGGATTTCCTTTCAGCATTTGGTAGAGGCATATCATATCACTTACTTTAATCTCTTCATACATTTTTGAACAATCGTTTCAATTTTAAAATAATCTTGTGTAGTCATCAAAGGAGGAACAGAAGAAAGCCACACTTTCCTTGATTTGGATAATATAGAATCCAAAGCCCTTCTTTTTTGTGCTTTTGTCATCTTAGCCAACCAAATCACCTCAACTAGATGTTATTACTTGCGCTGTAAAGTTTAGAGCTACTGGTATTGAACATGGCTTCATGTAAGGTTGAGAAACAAGAGGGTCAGTTGAAGGAACTGCTCCAGCTAGATTTCCATTAGATTGCGTGACTTGTGCCCCCCCTGCTACGGAACTAATTTTGTCTTGGTCTATGGAAGTAAATTTAGCAGCGACTACAACTTGACCTGTTAGAGTTTCACCAATTGTGTTAGATGTTTGCAAATCTACTAATTGAGTAGTTGCCGCACCTGCTGGAGTACCGATAAAGATACGAGGAACGCCTTGATTTGTCATTACAGAAAGAGACGCATTTCTTGAAGCTGCAGCCAAAGGTAAAACCCTCAGTAAATCTCCTGGTTGAAGTGTTACAGGGCGACTTAGAGATGGAGTGCCACATCCGACACCTTTTACCATGTAAGGAATTAATGAAAGAACCAATCCCTTTCTTAGAATGTAAGCGTAACCTATGTTATCATCAGCAGTAACTACACCGCTAACAATTGTTTGTCCTGGTGCAAAATCTCCAATTTGTTGTGCTGTTACAGTAAATGCTGTATCAGTTGTAAGACTTGCTTCTGTTCCGTCAGTCATTGTTAGATTAAGTGGAATCTTAAAACCGCTTGAACAGTTTAGAACTCCTGAAACTACTTGTGTTGTCATTTAATTCACCTCTAAAGTTTAAAGCCCGCTCCTAAAGGCTTGAAGATGTTACGATTTACGTTTGATATAGGTCTGCGAAGTAATCTTTTACCTAGCTTGAAACCAACATTGATTGCTGCAGCTCGATAAAACATATTCATGTAGTTGTTTTGAAAGTTAGATTGCATAGCGTTGAATGATGCCCCCGGATTGGAGGTAATATCTGCAAGGCTAATCTGCTCAGCACCTACAAGAACAGGAGAAGCCATAGCTAAACCAGCACCAACATTAGGTGTCTTGTAACCTATATCACCTGAACCGGTGATAAATCCTATTGGCGAAGTTCCCATTACACCAGATGTTAATGTATCTGCATAAGCGTAACTTTCAGCCATATTAATTAGTGAAGCCATTCGTGGGCCTCTTCGTCTTGTTGCTTTTTTTCTACGAGCCATATTTTACTTGACCTCAATAGACGGTTTATCAATCTTCTTTAACAAATAGACCTTTTTCATCTCTTTGAATCACTTTCATAGCTGGGTTTTGTTGTTGACTCATGTTAGCAATTAGCTGGCCAATTGCCATTTGAATCGGGTTAATTGGTTCAGTTTCACCTAATCCCGGTACTTGTTTCAATACTGATTGTATAGCAAGTGCTAATTTTTCATCTAATTCAATTAATCCATCTTCAATCTTTATTCCTAAATCATATAATAGTTTGAAACTAATCAAAAAACCAACAATAATGACTCCTATAATATACATCGTCTCCATCATACCCTCATCGAAACCCTGTCGGTTCTTAATACCCCCTAAACCCCAACCCCCAATCCTTTTAATGCAATCATGAGTCGGTTAAGGTACTTAACAGGCGATATGCAATCGCATTTAGTCAAAAAAAATCTGGCGATTTTTTTTTGCGGCATTCTGCCGCGTATATTATATAGTGCATACGGGGCAGAATCGATATTATGATGTATAGGAGACGCAACAACAAACCGGAAATTGAAACACACAAAATTAAGGAGTTCAAACAATTATTAGTCAAATATGGACAAGGAACAGGGATTGACCCATTCGCTAGAAATTGTCAACACGCTTATTTTACGAATGACATTAATCCAGATACATTAGCAAAGTTTCATATGGATGCCTTAGAATGGTTGGAATTGATGTCTAAAAAGCAACGAATGGACAGAAAGTTTGATTTTATCATATTTGACCCACCATTTAGCGATAGAATGGCTAAAGATAAATACGGTACTAGCAATTTATATTCTGCTGAATCAAGTAAAGCAAGTCAATGTCAAAAATTAGGGGCTAGATTATTACGAACAGGTGGATTTTTTATCAAAGCCGGATATAATTCAAACCCACCAGCTTCACATTTAGAATTAAGAGAATTGTGTTTATTAGCTTGTGGCGGTAATCGTAATGACATAATTTTTTCAGTTTGGGAGAAAACAATGGATATGGACGAGTGGGTGACTGAATGAATCTTAGGTGTACTAAATGCAAAGAAGTATTTTTAGTAAATACTTTTGAAGATGTAAGAATTATACAGGCTATGTCTTGTTCTGAAGGAGCTGGGCATAAATTAAGTGAGGTGGCTTAAATGAAAATGTACAAATGTAATTGTAATGGTTTTGTAATTGAGCAAAATTGGAATTGTCCATTCTGTGAGGTTGTATAATGCCTTGGTTTGAATTAAATTGTGGCTGTAAATATTGGAATGATGGCTTTGTAGTTCGAGAGTTTTGTAATTGTGAGGAAGAAGAATGAGTAAAATATTGCATTCATTTACTCTTCATGCTCATACTTCTGAGTTACTTCGTAAGAACTCAAAGAAAGGCTATATGTCCGACAATGTATCAACTGCTATTGAATGGTATTACACTTCGCCCATCTGGACAAAAGAGCGTGATGAAGAAGGCGAGTTTACAGGAAAGTTGGTTAGGGCTAACAAAGGAGTTGTTATCTCTCCTTATGAAAGAAGAAAGTATCAGAGAGTGATTGGAACTTTAAATAAACAAATTGATGTTCTCAAGGCTGAGAGCGAAGCACTACGCAATAATAGGTTCAAGTTTTGGAAAAAGTACCCTCAATAGGGGGGGTAAAGGCTTCAATATGGTCTTGGTGTGCCCGGAGTCGATTCAGGTGCAGGTGTTGGCCCGTATGGATATAAAACGGGTTCTCCAGTTACAGGATTTATTCTTCCCGTTGTTGCTCCTGTACCCGGAATAAGAGAACCGATTAATCCAATCAATGAACCTAATGGGTCTTCTCGTATATCTCCTAAAGTTTCTTTATGTGCTTGATATTGTGCATAAAAATCGTTAAACAAATCTGCAGTTGATTGTGCTGCTCCCGGTATTATATCAAACTTAAATCCGTAATAAGTACCAATACCTGCAAAAATTAAACCCATTGCTGAGGCATCAGATAATAGTGCAACTAATGGAGTTGTAATCCTATTGATTTGGTAAGCAATTAATCCGTCAGAAATTAATTCTCTTTCAGAACGGCCAAGAACGATTTCATGTCTAACTACTTGGTCAGGTTTTGGCTTAGGCATTTGGAATCACTCCGGTATGTCGTATTGATTCCAAGCATCACCTGCAGCCCAAGCATCTTCATAATTTTGCGGAAGATTTCTTAGAAAAGTTCTGTAATTAATCCAATCATCTGAAGGGTTTTGGTCGGACATAAAACGCCAATCGGAATTATTTAATTCGTTATTTCTATACTGTCTTAATTGCTCCCAAGACATTAATAATTGTTCTTGGGTAACATTACCTTCTAAATCAACATAATTCATGTATGTTGGAACTATCATTAGAAACCAACTCCTAACATTGGATGCAACCCGTATAACCCTTCTAATCCAGAAGTTGTAATTGTAGCGGGCAAGCCTGAATCTGTACCTACTTGAGTAGATGTTCTTAATTGTAAAGCGTTAAAATTAGATATATCGGTAATCATTACATAATTTCCGCCTTGGGCATCATTTTTCATGGCTCTCATATTAACAGATGATGAGGTATCTCCTTGAGCAAGACCTATCCAATAAAGCGTGTTTGCTGTTACTGCTGTTCCAGCAAAACCAGCCGAATAATAACCTGAACCTACTCCTGATTGTAAAGCAGTTGAAACTACTAAAGAATCTGGAGAACCATTAGTACCGGAAGAATACAAACCTAAAGTTCCAGTAAATGAACCGCCAGTTATTGAATATTGAATGTTTGAAATTGTTTGTGCTTTAGGAAATACAATAGGCACAAAGTAAACTTTAGAATCATTCCAAGTAAATGTC